GAATTAGCACGCATCTGTCGACAGGGTGGTCGCTTGGCGATTGCAGCTTGGTTGCCCGATTCCAATGCAGTTAGGTTTCGACAGGTAATACAGCCTTATGCGACCGTGCCCCCTGCGCCACAACCCTCGCCTTTCGCCTGGGGCACGCCTAGCTGGATTACAACCACGTTGGGGAACGACTTCCGGATGGGTTTCGAAGAGGGCGTCGTAGTTTCCCGCTTCGCCTCCCCTACTGCCGCTTGGAACGCGTACACGGAGGGTTTCGGACCGATGCGTGCTGTTGCGGAAGCTCTAGACGATAGCCGAAGAAACGAGTTGCAAAGAGCATTTACTGCATGGGTCGGACAATACCGAACCGGGCTTGGGGTCAGCATACCGTTTGAGTACCTCGTAACCGTTGGTCAGCGCGTCTGATCGGTTCTACGGCATCCCAATCAGCCCGATTGGGTAGGGAGCGCCCTCCTACCGCTTAAGCTTCCGCTATCGGTGTCGGGGCCGGCTCAGATTGTGACCTGCCAGACCGAGCACGGGTTCGCCTTTGCCTCGTCTTCGTTGGCTCCGAGACCGCCCCATCCGCGACATCGGACTTCGGCCTGGAGCGGCTGGCCCGTTTCGGCTTACCGTTCGTGTCGACCTTTCCCGCCGTCGCTCTGCTCGTAGGATTCCGCCGCGTTCGGTTTGCGGCCCAGGAGGACGCCCTCACAGCGTTGAACAGGCGCTGCACCGCTACGAGGGCCGCGTCGCTATCACAGCGCTCCATGGACTCCGGGGAGTCGGTAAGACGACGCACGCAGCCGCGTATGCCGATCGTCATAGCGCTGATTATCGGGCAACCTGGTGGATCAGAGCGCAAACGGTCTGGAGCGCTCCGTCCCACGCTGGTACTTCGGTTTGCATGACTCACCGCTGGAGGAGGCAGTCACGAGCGAACCCGTCTCTGAATGAGGAATCCCCGGATAACGGTGATTCCGGAGCGATTATGGATGGTTTCGGATGAGTAAAAACGCCATTTCAGTCTTGAACGCGGTTCAATTGTACCGCTTCCGATGAATGGCCTTGTTTCCGCTGCCTGGCCTTGAGCGCCAGCAATTCCGCTACATTTTGCTAATAGCGGCTTTCGGGCGTGGGTGAATTTACCGTCTATAAAAAGAGCCGGATCGACCTTTGAGCAGAATGATCCTGCGACAAAATTCCATTCCCGTCAATTAGTTAGTCCTAAAAACGGGACGAGGTGAATTTACCGTCCCGCGGCGGCGGTTGTCCAGTGGCATACTTCCGCGTTGCCTCGCATTCGCCTAAAAGGCGCTGTTTTCGCTGTCGGCCCGTTGCCGGCGTACGAAAACGGAAAAGAGCCGAAACTCAGCCTGCACCCGATTTGGATAAAAATCCCTACTCTTAGCTTAGACGTTCCGAGCACATCTTCAAATTTACGGTGATTCAGCGCTCTTGTCCACACCCAAGTAGTTGTGGCACGTTCTTCTGAATACTACCAATATCCGGTGTTATGATGAGATGACAAGTGAAGTGGACAGTAAAAGGTATTGGGATATGTTCGAAACAATCAGGTGGGTTCAGACGCGCGATAAAGGACTGGTTGCAGCCATCTGGGACTGGAGCGATGACGAGCGGATGGCTGTGGCCCTTTCCGGGATGAAGGTGCTGTTGGTTCTCCGTTCGCGTCCGTGGCCCGGGACGAATCACGGCGCCGATTTTGCGCCGGCTACATCGCCGGACAGCGGTAGACCCGCGACCCAGCCCGTCGATGAGATCCTCAGGAAAGTACAAAGCGGCCGCGTTCAAATGACGGCGATCAGATGCGACGGGACTAGCACTGGCCAAATCATCGTGCCGCTGGCCGAGCTAAACGACTTGCAGATCCGGCTCATGCCGGGCCATGCGGTCGCGCCGGTGGGATTGTGGTCGCGATTGCGCGGCACCCGCCTTTGGAGATCGCCGCAGTTTTCGAGCATCGATGTGATCGCTGAGTGGCCTGCGCGAAACCGAAAAACAGTCTCGGTTTCGAACGCGATACTGCGTCATCTGCACGAGATCATGCCGCTTGAGGCGCCGCTCACCAAAGTCGACGCACAGCGGCGGTGCCTAGCTGAGGTGCCTCAAGCCTATCTTCAAGCCTTCAACAAAGCATGGGCGGCACTGGAACCGTCTCGCAAGAGAGGGCGCGGCAAACACGGTCCGAGGGGGCATTGACAGATCGGGAAACCCCCCAAACGAAACCTCCGAGCAAATTAAACATGTGACTCTTTTACACCGAGCGCGAGCAACGCAGATCCTCCCCCGACGGATGCCGGAGGGCATTGCCTGGAAAGGAGGCGAAGAATGTTCTCCACACACTCGGAACCCGCCGATACGAGTTTAACGCGGCCCTGGCCGGCCGAGCAGATCGAGCACTGGCCGATCGAGCGGCTGAAACCCTACGCGAACAATCCGCGGCTTCACAGCGAGGCCGACCTCACCAAGATCGCTGCCTCGATCCGCAAATGGGGCTGGACAATGCCGGTGCTGGTCGACGAGCACGGCGAGTTGATCTGCGGGCATGCGCGCGTCGGTGCCGCTATTCTATTGGAGTTGAACTCCGTTCCAGTGATCGTCGCGAAGGGCTGGAGCGAGGAAGAAAAGCGCGCCTACCGCGTCGCCCGACAATCAATTGGCGGCGCGCGCAAGCTGGGATCCCGATCTGCTACGCGACGAGTTGCAGGCGCTCAACTTCGCCGATTTTGATCTCGGCCTGACCGGGTTCGAGCCGGATCGGCTCGAGACCATCCTGGCCGGTTTGGGGTCGAGCGGTCTGACCGATCCGGACAGACGCTGTGGGAGATCGCCAACAATAATCCGTTTGGTAACCCGAAGCACGCGCAGAACTGGGGGCACGGTACACAAAAGCCGGTCGAATGCATGCGCCGGCCGATCGCCAACAACAGCCGGCCCGGCCAGGTGGTCTATGACCCGTTTCTCGGCTCCGGAACCAGCCTGATCGCCGCCGAGATGAGCGCGCGCACCTGCTACGGTCTCGAGCTCAACCCCGCCTATGTCGATGTGATTGTGCGGCGCTGGCAGCTCTTCACCGGACACGCCGCGATCCATCACGCGTCCGGTCAGCCCTTTGATGAATGCGCCGCCGGATCGGGGCAGGATCAATCGGACTGCGCCCATGGCTAGACAAGCTTTTTGTCGTGAACGATGCGATGCGCGAGCGGGTGCGCTACCTGGCCGGGGTTGGCGTCCGGCAGGACGACATCGCCAAGATCATCGGCTGCGCGCCAAAGACGTTGCGTAAGCGCTTTCGCGATGAACTCGATCGCGGCGTCGCCGAGGCCAACGCGACGGTCTGCGGGTATCTGTTCGCCGCCGCCAAGGCGGGCAACATCCCGGCGATCATTTTCTGGCTCAAGACGCGGGCGCAGTGGCGGGAAGGACCGGCGCGGGGCGACCCGCTACCGGGCCCGGATCCCGAGGCGACGTCAGAGGTAGTTCTGGTCTTGCCCGACAACAGCCGAGATCCCGAACTGACGCAGGTACTGCGCGAGGCGCAACAGAATTACTTCGCGAGAAGACCGCCGCTGCCGGCCGCAGAATTCCGGACATGATTGCACAGAGCACCCGCACACTGGTACGATCGGGCGACCCGGGCGCACGCCGCGCAACGCCATGCCGCCGGCGGTAACAATCTCTGCTCAGCCCGGACCGCAGAGCGAGTTTCTCGGCAGCCCGGCCGACATCTGCATCTATGGTGGCGCGGCGGGCGGCGGAAAGACCGTCGGATTGATCCTCGAGCCGCTGCGCCACGCCACGCGGGTCGCGAACTTCACCACGGTGTTCTTCCGGCGCTCCACACCGCAGATCACCAATCCCGGCGGCTTGTGGGATGAGAGCCAGAACTTCTATCCCCGGCTCGGCGGAACCCCGCACATTGGAATGCGCGAATGGCGCTGGCGGCGTGGCGGCAAGATCAAGTTCTCGCACCTGCAGTTCGACAGCACGGTCTATGACTGGCAAGGCGCTCAGATAGCCCTGATCTGTTTTGACGAGCTGACCCATTTTACGGCGCATCAGTTCTTCTACATGGTCAGCCGCAACCGCTCGACCTGCGGTGTGCGGCCGTACATCCGCGCCACCTGCAACCCGGACGCCGACAGCTGGCTCGCCGATTTCCTGGCGTGGTGGATCGACCCGGAGAGCGGACTGCCGATCGCCGAGCGGGCTGGTGCGCTGCGCTATTACGTCCGCATCGCGGAGAAGACGATCTGGGCCGATCGACCCGAGAAGCTGATGCAACATCTGCCGCAGCCGGAGCATCTGCCGCCGGGCATCGAGCCGCCGCGGCCGATCAGCGTCACGTTTATCCCGGCAACCGTCTTCGACAACCCGATCCTGCTGCGGGCCAACCCCGAGTATTACGCCTGGCTGTTGTCATTGCCGACGCTCGAGCGCGAGCGGCTGCTCGGCGGCAATTGGAAGATCCGGCCGGCCGCCGGGATGTATTTCAAACGGGAGTGGTGCGCCCCCGTCGACGAGGTTCCGGCCGAACTCGATGTCGTGCGCTATTGGGATCTTGCCGCGACCGAAAAGACCGAGCTCAACGATCCCGATTGGACGGTCGGCATCAAGCTGGGCCGCGACAGGTCAGGCGGTTACTACGTGCTGGATAAGGTGCGCGTGCGAGCCAATCCGGGTGACGTCGAGCGCTTGCTGCGCAACACCGCCGAACACGACGGCAAACCGGTCCGCATCGGGTTTGGCCAGGATCCGGGGCAGGCCGGCAAGAGCCAGGCGCAGCATCTTGTGCGCGCGCTCGATGGCTTTACCGTAACGCCAGCGCCGGAAAGTGGCGACAAGCTGACGCGCTTTGGGCCGTTCAGCTCGCAGTGCCGCGCCGGCAATGTGAAGATCCGGCGCGGCGCGTGGAACGAGGAGCTGTTCCG